TAAGCAAATCATTTGAGAAAGGAAAAAAAGATGACAAATAAAAAAATGTTTTATACTAGTGATGGTGTAAAAATTATAGGTTATTCTAATGCAAAGGAATTTAATAAAGCATTAGAAGAATGGACAAAAAAAAATCAAGACCTTGTTGAAAAATATCCTCAAGCAATTGATGAAATGAAAATGAAAGAGGAGGACTTTAATGATGATACTAACTAAAGCAATTAAAGAGAAACTAATTGCAAATCATAAAGAGCAAGACGGAACAAAAAGTTTTAAAGCTGTGTTAAAACTTTTTAATCCAACAGGTATCGGCACATGGTATCTGTCGGAATTAAATCCTGAAAATAATAATGCATTCGGTTTATGTTGTTTAACTGAAGAAGAATTCGGTTATGTAAATCTTGATGAATTGTTAGAGGTTAAAGGTCAATTCGGTTTAGGTATTGAAAGAGATAGACATTTCACACCTAAAACATTTGATGAGTGTCAACAAAAAGAAAACTTAATGAAAGCAGATGATATTAAATAAATAAATCATTTATTAAATTTCAGGCACAACTAATACTTGTGCCTGATTTTTTTTGCCTGAAAATTTCACACTACATAGAGTATAGCTTTAGCTATACTGTATATATAATATATTAGAGTCTTTAGTCCTTTAATAGAGGTACCAAGGATAGTATAAAATACTATTGATTAATAATCTTAAATACCTTAAACATAAAAAGGGATCCTAAACTTAAGACTAAAGTCAAGGATTTATACAGTCAGACACGCAAAAATCCTGATTCATTTATGAATAAAACCAAGAAAAATATTATAAAAAATTCAAAGAAAACTCCAAAAAATATTATAAAAAATTTTGAGAGTCCGGATAATGAAAGAGAATACCTACTAGCGGCACTAAAGATTAAACAAAGAGAAAAGGAGTCCCTGGTCCAAAATGACTTCTTGGCGTTTATAAAATACATGTGGCCTGAATTTATAGAAGGGTACCATCACAAAGTCATAGCAGACAAATTTAATAAATTAGCTAGGGGCGAGATTAAAAGACTTATTGTCAATATGCCTCCAAGGCATACCAAATCTGAATTTGCTTCTAACTATTTACCTGCTTGGATGATCGGCAAGAACCCACAATTAAAAATTATTCAAACGACCCACACAGCAGAACTTGCTGTAAGATTCGGTCGTAAAGCTAAGAATGTAATTGATACACAAGCCTATCAAGAAGTATTTAAAACCAGGCTCCAGGAAGATTCCAAAGCCGCAGGGCGTTGGGAAACTGCCCAAGGAGGTGAATACTTTGCAGCGGGTACAGGCGGAGCGATCACTGGACGGGGTGCTGATCTATTAATCATTGATGATCCCCATAAGGAACAAGATGCACTTAGTAAGGATGGTTTTGATAAAGCTTATGATTGGTATACTTCAGGACCAAGACAAAGACTTCAACCAGGGGGTTCCATTGTAATTGTAATGACCCGTTGGTCTACAAAAGATTTAACTGGACAATTACTCAAGGCCCAAGGAGATGTTAAAGGAGATCATTGGGAAGTGATTGAGTTCCCTGCAATCCTACCAAATGGAAAACCTGTATGGCCAGAGTATTGGAGCCTTGATGAATTAGAAACTCAAAAAGCATCTTTACCTGTTAAGAAATGGAATGCTCAGTTTATGCAGCAACCGACAGCAGATGAAGGGGCTATTATTAAAAGGGAGTGGTGGCGAGACTGGCCAAACGAAAATCCCCCTAAAGTGGATTATATTATTCAATCTTATGATACAGCGTTTTTGAAAAAAGAATCTGCCGACTTTTCGGCTATTACCACCTGGGGCGTGTTCCGCGATGATGACAACGGTATCCATGTAATACTATTAGATGCTGAGAAAGACCGGTTCGAGTTCCCTGAGCTTCGAAGAGCAGCCCATGAATCCTATTTGTTCTGGCGACCTGATATGGTCTTAATCGAGGCGAAAGCTTCAGGAATACCGTTAACACACGAACTTCGCCATATGCAAATTCCAGTTGTCAATTTCACACCCTCTAGAGGGAACGATAAACACGTTAGAGTAAATTCGGTTGCACCTTTTTTCGAAAGTGGTAGAGTGTGGGCACCGATGCATAAACAGTATGCACAGGAAGTGATTGAAGAATGCGCAGCATTCCCGAATGGCGACCATGATGACTATGTGGATTCTATGACACAAGCAGTAATGAGATTAAGACAAGGAGGATTCTTGAGACACCCTGAAGACCCTAAAGAAGTTGTGATTAAGGGATCAAGGGTATATTACGGATAATGCCTTTTAAATCAGAAAAGCAAAGACGCTATATGCACAAGAACCTTCCTAAAATTGCTAAGCGTTGGGAAAGAGATTACAAGCAAGGAGGAACCGTACGATTAACAAGAACAGTACCACCTAAAAGAGGACCTGATCCTCAAGGCTTGAATGTTTCCTATAAACAAGTTAAAGTAGTGAAACTGGAGAAATAAATGGCAGATCAAGATAATATCGACAAGGCGTTGCCTAATGTCGAACAGACGGTAACTTTACCCCCTGAAGAAGAAATTATAGAAGCGCAAGAAACGATTAAAGAATCGCAGCCCGGGGAACCTGAAGTTACAGAACAGGAAGATGGTTCGGTTGATATTAACTTTGAACCAGGAGCCGTGAACCAGGCAGGTACGGAAGACCATTACACAAATTTAGCAGAATTATTACCCGACGATATTTTAGATAAAATCGGCGGCGATCTCTTTGGAGATTATACTGAATATAAAAATTCTAGATCGGAGTGGGAACAAACCTACACCAAAGGTCTAGATCTTTTAGGTTTCAAATACACTAACCCGTCGCAACCTTTTGAAGGGGCTTCGGGCGCTACGCATCCTGTCCTCGCTGAAGCTGTAACCCAGTTTCAGGCAGGGGCGTACAAAGAATTATTACCCGCAGATGGTCCTGTAAGAACTCAGATTCTTGGAGCGATTAACCAACAGAAACAGGAACAAGCAACTCGGGTTAGAGATTTTATGAATTATCAATTGATGGACAAGATGTCAGAGTACGAACCTGATTTTGATCAAATGCTCTTTTACCTCCCTCTCGCTGGCTCTGCTTTTAAAAAAGTTTATTACGATGAACTTTTAAGCAGAGCCGTGTCTAAGTTTGTCCCTGCGGACGATTTAATCGTACCTTACACAGCGACAAGTTTAGAAGATGCAGAGGCAGTGATGCATACGGTGAAGATGTCAGAAAATGATTTAAGAAAGCAACAGCTTTCAGGTTTCTATTTAGATATTGATATTAAACCAGGCTATGACACAGAAACGCCTGTTGAAAAAAAGGAAAGAGAATTAGAAGGAATTCGTAGAACAGGTAGAAACGAAGATGTATTCAGACTTGTTGAATGTCATGTTAATCTTGATTTAGAAGGATTTGAAGATAAGGATGAAACAGGAGATACAACAGGAATTAAATTACCTTACATTGTAACCATCGATGAAGGTTCAAGAAAAGTATTATCGATTAAAAGAAACTTCAAAGCAGACGATCCACTAAAACTAAAAATCCAGTATTTTGTCCATTTCAAATTTCTTCCAGGACTTGGATTTTATGGTTTTGGTTTGATCCATATGATTGGTGGCCTCTCTCGTACAGCGACAACTGCGCTGCGCCAATTACTTGATGCGGGTACGTTATCCAATTTACCCGCCGGGTTTAAACAAAGAGGGATTCGTGTCCAAGATCAGGCACAATCCATACAACCAGGAGAATTCAGAGACGTTGATGCTCCAGGTGGAAACATCAGAGATGCATTTATGCCTCTACCTTTCAAAGAACCTTCACAAACATTACTTCAGTTAATGGGTGTTGTAGTTGCTGCAGGACAAAGATTTGCATCGATTGCAGATATGAATGTCGGCGATGGTAATCAACAGGCGGCTGTTGGTACAACCGTTGCTTTATTGGAGCGTGGTTCACGTGTAATGTCAGCTATTCATAAAAGACTTTATGTCGGATTGAAACAAGAATTTAAACTGTTAGCCCATATTTTTAAAACTTATTTACCTGATGAATATCCTTATGATATTGTCGGAGCTCAAAGAAATATTAAAGTCCAAGACTTTGATGACAAGATTGATATTGTCCCGGTTGCTGATCCTAACATCTTTTCGCAAACGCAAAGAATCAGTGTTGCTCAAACAGAATTACAATTAGCACAATCTAATCCTGGAATGCATAATTTATACGAAGCGTATAAACATATGTATCAAGCGATTGGTGTAAAAGACATTAATCTAATTTTACCCCCTCCACAGCCACCAACACCTACAGATCCTGTAACCGAAAATATGATGGCATTAGCGGGTAAGCCTTTTCAAGCATTTCCAAAACAAGACCATAGAGCTCATATTGATTGTCACTTAGCATTTATGGGAACGAACATGGCTAGAAACAATCCCATGATCCTTGGTGCGTTGGAAAAGAATATTTTTGAACATATTAACTTAATGGCTCAGGAACAAGTGGAATTAGAATTCAGAGAAGAGTTTGTTAGATTCCAACAAATACAACAAAACCCTGCTGCCGTTCAACAGAACCCACAACTACAACAAGTTCTACAACAGTTCAGTATTAAGGTAGAAGCAAGAAAATCTAAACTTGAAGCTGGAATGATGGATGAGTTCCTTAAAGAGGAGAGAAAAATTATGGGTGAATTCGGTAATGACCCTATTGCTAAATTAAGAGCAAGAGAACTAGATCTTAAAGCAATGGACGATGCGAGAAAAGTTCAAGAAGGTCAAGAGAAGATTGACTTAGACCGTATGAAAACAATGATGAACCAACATACTCAAGGTCAGAAACTTGAACAAAATGAAGAGTTAGCTGAACTAAGAGCGGATACGTCCTTGACTAAAACTCAAATGACTATTGACGCAAGGGAAGAATCTGATAGGTTCAAACAAAGGGATGTAAGGATCTTGAAAGGTCCTCGAAGATAGGGTACAATAAATTATGCCAAATTATAACTCAACAGCTAGAGTACCATTTAAAACAGGCGGTTCCGTTAAGAAACCTAAAGTTAAAAGAATTATTCTATGGAAAGGTAAAGCTAAAGATTGGCCGGGTGCTAAAGAGGCTGCTCGACAAACTAGAAATAGAAAAGCTGAAGGTGGAAGAATAGAATTAAAAAAAGGTGGATTTCCAATACGTACAAGTAAACTGAAACGTGGCGCTGATCAGGAATTTACATTACAAAAAGGAGTTTCCGCAGCCCCGATTAAACAATCAAAGACATCATCGCTGAAAGAACATGCTAAAAAATGGCCACCGAAGGGAATGACCATTAAACAAGATTCACAAAAAGCATTTGAGGGTGCTATTAAAAAAGGACTTAAAAACCCTAAAGACTATATGTATATGCATTCCAAAGGTGGAAAAGATTTTTTTAAACATATTGGGACTAGAAAATATGAAAGTTTTAAAAAAGGTGGCAAAGCTAAAGATTCTGTTCATCAACCAACGACTCATAGCTGGTGGTTATTAAATAGAAATAAAAAAGCTGAAGGTGGAAAAGCAGATAAGAATTGGATTCAAGGCGTAAACAAATCAATTAAGAAAAGAGGTACAAAAGGAGTTTGTACTGGTAAAAAATTTGGAGGTGCATCTTGTAAACCAGGTTCTAGAAGATATAACCTGGCTAAGACTTTCAAAAAAATGGCTAGATCTAAACACGCAAGTGGTGGACTAGTTAGATTTATATAAGGAGAAAACATGTCAAAAGAGTTAGGTGTAGGAAAAGACGGATATCAAAAAGGTGGCGTTAGTATAGAAGTTCCAAGTCAGAATGTAAAACTTGACCCAAGAGCTGCTACTGAAGTTGATGTTAATGCTAAAAACTATATTCCAACAGGGGATAAAGTTGAAGTTAAAGGCACAAGACGTATGCTTTCTACAAAAAAGAAAACAGCTACCTGGTACTAATATGTGGTTTGGAGCAATTAAATTAGCTCTTAACGCTGGAACGCACATTTACAAAAAGCGTCAAGAGACAAAGATGGCTATGGCGGATGCACAACATATGCATGCGCGAAAGATGGCCAGCGGCGAAGAACAATACCAGGGCAAGCTTTTAGAAGCTCGGCAAAACGATTATAAGGACGAGGTCGTTTTAGCGATTCTCACATTGCCTATAATAATTTTGGCCTGGGGAGTCTGGTCAGACGATCCGGCGGCTATGGAGAAGATAAAAGTGTTCTTCGAGCATTTCCAGGCATTACCAAGCTGGTTCACTAATTTATGGATTCTTGTATGTGCGAGTATTTTTGGTATAAAGGGTACACAGATTTTTAGAAACGGTAAAAAATAATGATTAAAAGAATAATAGGCTATATTAAAGGATTGCTTTCCCTGCATCAATGTGTAAACTTGCGACAGGCTAGAGTTAATAGATGTATGGATTGTGGTAAGATCCATTATCAATAAACTAGACATGGGCTATTAAAAATTATATAAAAGGAACATTATGCCAAGTTATAACTCAACAGCAAGACGACCATTTAAAACAGGTGGAAGAGTAGGACTAAAATCCGGAGGCAACCCTTGGGGAAAAAAGGGAATCCTTGAAAAAGCTGGAGAAGCAATTTCTAGAAAATGGAGAGGAAAAGAAAAAACTGAACATGAAGGTTTAGAACAAGATAAGAAAACAGGAGCCTATACACATAACGCCCCTAAAGATAGAATGGATACGGCACCTGGTCGTTTTCATAAATTTATGTCAACTAGAACAGGTCCCCCTAGAGGAATACCCCCAAGACCAAAAAGCAATGATATGTCTTATAAAGAACGTAAAAAAGAAATTGCAAAGAACAAAAAAGAAGCCAAAAGAAAAGACGACTTTGATAAAAAACATAAAGTAGGCAAGTATAAAAAGAAAACTAAAAAGAGTTAATTATGCCAAATAAAAGATTTAATAAACAAGTACCTGGTTACGGCTACAAAAGCGGTGGTCAAGTAAACACGGGCCGAGAAAACGAACTAGAAGAACTAGGTCGTGT